ACTTGTCTGGGTTGCGCGTTCTAAAAACAACGGCCTTGTCGTCGATGATGTCCACTGCTTTCTCCTTGGGTTTTATTTGTTGTCGCCTTGGTTGGCTTTCTTCGCACGCAGTCTCAGGTTACCCGGCGTTGATGTGCCGCCCTTGCGAAGCGGCTTGATGTGGTCAATGTCCTTGCCTGCGCGGTCGATACCCTTCTTGTCGTATGCACGACGCGCACGTTGGCGCTCATGCTGGTCAGAGTCTGGGCCGGACTTGCCAGTCTCCAGATCACGCTTGTACTCTTTCTTGTAGTCTCTCGTTGCCATGGTGTTTACTCCGCAAGTTCATACGTTTTTAAAAAGATGTCGGGCTTACATGGGTACAGTTCACCGTTCACGCCTTTGATTATCCAATCCCCAATCGTTGCAGTCATCTGCCCCTCAAGCGTGGCAATAAAAACATTGTCCGCAGTGAAGTCCACGGCGCGTGTCCCTGTATCAAGTGCGCGTATCGCGTCCATTGACTCGCCTGTGCCAAGCCACTGCACCGCATCAATTACCACTGGTTTCTTTCTAAATCGCATATCAATCTCTCTTTCTGTTGTGCTCACAGGTTTTAACAACACACCAGCCGCAAAGCGGTGTGGGCTTGGGGTTCCACACCCCTGTCTCATGCGCCTGCTCGATGCGGGCGACGCGCTCCCGGTAGTCCCACCAGTAGTCCTCGGCCTCACCGCGCAGGAAGTTGGCTTTGACCAAATCGTTCTTGACCACGAACAGCAAGCCGCCGCTCACCTTGCGAATGTGCGGGAAGTGCACAAACACCATCAGCGCCATCAGCTTGAGCTGCTCCCGATCCGGGTACTTGTTGTTGCCCGTCTTATAGTCGACCACCCGCGCAGTCAAGTTGTCGTCGTCGATGATGAGCAGGTCGGCAATGCCGCGCACCCATACATCTTTGTCCATGAACCCGCAAGGGCGCAGATCGGCCGTCACGCCCATCTCGTGCTCACACAGCTTGCGACCGGGCTTGGACTTGAGCGCATCGAGCATCTCCCGAACAAACTCAAACTCCGGGGGCAAGTCCTTGCCGTCACGGATGTACAGCTCAGCGGCTTCGTGTAGCTGCTTGCCATACAGCGTTGCTTGGGTGTCCGTGAACGGGTAGTTCTTGAGCACCTTCACTTCGTTGTAGCGGCGGGGGCAGCCCTCGTAATCTTTGAGAGCACTGTGGCTCCACTTGACTGTCATAGCGTGTCCTTAAAAACGAGCCGAGGCAATTGCCTTGGCCAGACGACTGGCGAACTCCTCGACAAAGTTCTCATCATTGTTAAGGTCGGTGCGACCCATGCTCTCAAGGATGGCGTGTGTCAGCTCATGCCAGAAGGTCTCGTGCAGAGCCGACAGCTTGAGCGGTACACCGTGATACGACTTACGCGCCAGTGTGATGGTGCGCTTGGCGTAGTGAACCTCGCCCATGTACAGCCGCTGACGCATTGCTTCTGCGACCTCGACGCTGTACCAGTTGTTGCCAACCTTAATCTTCTTTGGTAGTGTCAGTTGCTTCATTTGCTTTCTCCTTGTATTGTCTGAGTTTGTTCTTTTTCCACAGCATGTCATCCAGCGTGGCGTAGAACACTTTTAGCCTGTTGGGTTTGCCCCGACTCAGCTCCATTGCCTGCTCGACTTCTTGCGTTGTCAACGCCTGCGATTTTCTTTTCATACATCACCCCTTTGCCAAACCGTAGCGACGGTTTGCACCGACCTCAGAGTTGAGCGGGATACCGGGTAGGTACGATGGCTCTTTGACCATCATCTCCCACACCCACTTGGTAGCCTCGTCCACCTCTGCGTCAGGCACCACACAGAGCAATTCATCATGCACTGTGCCTACCACGGGGTACTTCTTGTCCACCCGTAGCATGCCGTCTGTCATCACTACTCGCGCAGTTCCCTGCACGATGTTGTTCGTTATCTTACCTGCATACAGCTTAGTAGGCTTTACGCCCGCCTCGCCGTACACCCAATTGCTTTGCTTTGTTTCTTTATCGACTTCCCTGCGCAAGTTCGGATACTTGAGCGTCATGCCCGAAGGCAACACGATCTCCTCCTTACGAAAGGTAACGCATTTATACACCACTTCCTCGCCGCCGTAAAGCGACCTCTCCAGCAGCTTTGAGCACATGTCCCAGAAGCTCACAACGGGATGCGCTGTACTGCGGTAGATGTCGATGATCTTCTTGGCCGCAACGCAGTGGGTCAGCAACTCCTTCTGCGTGCAGGTATGGGGGATGTCCTTGAGCTTCTTAACATTGTCGTCCCAGTCAAGGAAACGCTCAATGTAGGCGGCATCGACACCGAGCTTCTTTGCAAACGCCTTGTCGTAGCGTACGGGAGGAGCGCCGAGGAATCCAACGAGAAGTTGGGAAGCGAAAGACGCCCAGCCAAGCCCATACCCGCAGCCAAGTAGCGCCGACTTTGCAGACTGTCTAAGGTCTGGATGGCTGTCCTTTGAAAGGCCGGGTATGTTGAACATCTGAGCGCCGAAAGCCGCGTAAGCGTCACTGCCAGACCGGAAGATGTCGAGCATGTCTTGGTAATCCGCCAGCCACGCGAGTACTCGCGGCTCAATTTGAGAAAGGTCCCCAACGACAAGCTGGTGCCCCAGCGGTGCCATGATTGCTTTGCGAAGGAACGAACCTCGCTTGAGGTTTTGCATGTTGATGGCACTGCCTTTGGCAGCAGTCCAGCGACCCGTCGCCGCGCCATAGTAGCTAAGCGGGACCGGGAGCGTGCCCCTACCCGAGATATCAAGAAACCGCTGCGCACGGGTACGTTCGGTCGTAGATTTAACCCGAAGACGCGCTTCACAAAGAAGGGCAACGTCTTCGCGTTCACCGTTGAGCAACGCTTGAAAAAGCGCGTCATTTTTTGCAAGAGCAAGCGTCTCTTTGCCTGTCGTTTTGCTGATCTTCGTTGGAGCAGCGACGCCCATGGTAGCGAGTACTTTCGCAAACTGCGGGTTCGACGCAAGTGCAGATTCCTCGATGCCGAGTTTCTTAAGTAAGCTTTCACGTTTCTCTCCTTCTTCTGTAAGTGCATTGATGAGCATGGCACGATCGAGTTCAAGTACTGCACTCGTGTACATGCGCAGGGTCATGTCGATAAGTCTGAGTTCCTTGGCTGGGTAGCCGGGGATCAGTCGGGCGAAGATTTCTTCGCACAAGAACACGTCGTGCTTGCAGTACTCGGCAAGCTCATGCTCGATGTCGGGCGGTAAATCCTCAAGCCCATTTGTTGAATGAACTGCTCGTCCCTTGTCAGGCAAGCCAAAATCCATTGCCAGTTTGGCAAGGGAGTTGCCCACTTCCACGCCTCGTAGAGCGCGTCCCATTGATAGCGTGTCGAAGATGAACGCGGGGCGTACCCCGTATCGCCAACAAAGGATCGATATATCAAACTGGGCATTATGGGCGAGGAGGGCTGTCCTGCTCCAGTCAAACCCAGCGAGGTACTCAGGTAGGTCGCGTCCTCCAACCCACACGATTGGATCATCACTTCCATACTCGTGGAAGCAACACCCAAATGCTTTGAATCTAACATCACGAATGTACTCCTCAGTCGTCATCTTCGACAGTGTGTAGTCTTTGCTATCCCACCGTGTCTCAAAGTCCACGGTGATGATGCGGTCGTATGGCTTGCTCAATTAAACATCTCCTTAGCTGGTGCGTCTTTTGTGTTGATGGCGGTCATCATCTCGTGTGCATGGGCGACCATGTCCGCAGCTTGCATCTCGTTAGCGCCTGCGCTAAACGCAACGAGCGACTCGTCGTTGTCGTCGTTGATCAGAACCACAGCTCTGTGGTTGTCGCTGTCGGCGTAGCACTTGGCCAAGCTCATCAGCATTAACGCAAAGTGTTTGCGCTTCTCAGGCCCCAGCTCCATGAGCTGGTCCATTGAATCTTTCCATTGGTCTTTCAGTTCTTGGTCCATTGCAATAACTCCTTTAGGTTGTTGATGTTTTCTTCGTTGATGACAAATGCCAGCCCCTTGGCTGTGCGTATGGCATTGATTTCCCTGTCTTGCAGGGCTGTGGTCTTCCCGTTGCCAGCTTTGCACTCGATGGCAACGAACAGGCCGTTGTAGCAGGCGATGATGTCGGGTATCCCGGCACGCCCCATGCCCGCCTGAAAGGGCGAGAAGTGGTAGATGCCCATCTCGTCCAGCGTCTTCTTGACGCGGGCTTTAATTTTCCCTTCAGGCGTAGCGGCCATGTCAGTACCCCCGCACTTGTTCGAGCTTCAGCATGTAGTGCTTGGCCTTGCCAGCGTCGTCACTGCCGTCCTTGCGCCCAGCTCTCATGCTGTATTTGATGATGTTGCCCTTGAGAAAGCCGATGAACTCCTCGTGTGTGAGTACAGCCTCCATCACATCCCATGGCTGTACTTCCATGGCTTTGTAGTGTTGGCCACCGATCTGCAAGTCGTTGGCGTTGACTCCGTTGAGTCCTTTGTTGAGGTCAGTCATTTTGTTCCTTTGGTTTGCGCTTGTTGGGCGTCGTGGTCGATGGCACGGCTCGTGAGAACTGGCCAAATTTTCGGTAGGCAAGCATACGCTCTTCTTCCTTGCGGCGGTTGGTTCCGGTGCCGATATTTTTAATCGTACCGATCATGGGGTCACCGCCTCGCCGCTTGTCCAGTGTAGCGGAGGCGATCTGCGCGGTTGACTTTCCATCAGCGCCTTTAGCCCTGAAGGTTATGTCTTTGTAGAAAATGCTGTCCCTTGGATTCTCAGCCCAGTGGAAGGGCGAGTCGGGGTGGCAGTTACAGGTCATGCGTTTCTCCTTGCTGAAAGTTGTTGGTAGCGGTTGGCGTGAAGCCGCCACTGCTTGGCTGATTCTTTGTTGCGCTCAGCTCGGGCTGTCTGCTTACGCAGGGCGGCGCGTAACTCCTTGATCTCGGTTTTCATGCACTCCTGAATCATGGTGTTGCGCGTGCCCTTGCTGTGATCCATCGCGCCAAGGCGCTGTTGCCAAGTTGGGATCACGCTTTCCCCCTACCTTTCTGCACAAGGTCGTGGAGCTTCTCTTCCAGCGGCGCGTCCAACCCTCCGCCCGTCCATGCGTCCCACACACCCAGCCTTCGCTGGTTGATGGTCAGGTCGCCGTCAGGGCTGTTCATGAGCAGTACGCCCATCTCTGCACAGCTTGCTGTGAAGTTCTTCGGTGCCTCTTGGTCGGGGCAGATCGTGAATGTGTACGGCAGCTTAGCCATTGTCTTTCTCCTTGAGTTCTGCAAAGATGCTCTTGCCGCACCGTCTGCATTCGTAGATGTAGAAGTTGAGTGTGCGCCACTTGGCGGCAAAGTTGCTTGGCTCCCAGCGGTGTTTGCATGTCACTCCTGCCCCCTTGCTCGGATGGCGTTGGCACACTGTTGCTGAATGTCCCACACGCCGCCTTCGTCTTCTTGTGCTTCGCACAACTTTGCACACGCCTCACGCTCTGCCGCGACCACCTTGTTCACCATGCTGTATGCGTCCAGCAGTGTGAGCACAAGCATGTTGCGCCCCTCTTGGTCTTGGTA